GTCAGGAATTTTTTTACACGGCCGGCACTTTTTCGGTCCGGACGGGAGACGGGGCGTCAACGGGCCAGAAGTGCCCGAAGCGCGGCCATGCAACGGGGTTTGAACTTGCTCCCGGGCGCCGTTGCTGCGTCTCGGCCCTCCGTCGGAGCGGGAGGTGACCGTTTCAATGGATTTCACCGACCTCGAGCCGAACTCTGAGGATCTGTTCGACTCGTTGTGCAGCGACTCCGACCCGGAATCGGTGCGAACCCTCGCGGTCGAGGCAGTTCGGACGTGGAATCGTCTGTGCAAGCTGAACCGGCTGATCTCGGGCGACGCCGACACGTGGATGACGCTCGTGACCAACGACTCCGGCGAGATTCGAGTGTCGATCGACGCTGCTTTGAGCGCCGCGCGCACCCAGGCCTCGTCCTACCGCATGTTGCTCGAGCAGATCTGGCGTCAGAAGGAAGGCGCGGGTGCCGGCGGCGGCGCCGACGACGACGTCCTCGACGGTGTGACCGACGAGGAAGGGTGACCGGTGACGATCGTCGCCGAAAGTCCCGCCGATGCGGAGCTGACCGCCGAGGAGCTGATCGCTCAGCTGCCGTCGGCCGGCGACTATCCGGACTGGCCGACGCTCACGGGACGCCAGGAGGCGACCAACCACTCCGCATTCCCTGGCTCGGAAGTCCGGGGCCGCAAGGCTGAGCTGCTCGGCACGCGGATTGGCGTCCGGTTGATGCCGTGGCAGCGCGACACGCTCAATGAGTGGCTGCGCACGCGGCCGAATGGAAACTGGACGCACCCGTCGTGCTGCCTGATCGTTCCCCGCCAGTCGGGGAAGTCTGAGCTGCTGATCCTCCGGTGCCTGTACGGGCTGCTCGCGCGCGGCGAGAAGATCATCTTCACCACTCAGCGCTGGGAGACTGCACTCGAGCTCGGCGAGCGCATGATCGCGATGATCAACGACCGGCCATCGTTGAAACGCCGCCTGGCCACGAAGCCGACGACATCGCAAGGCCGTGTGATCATCAAGACGAAAGCGAAACTGCGCGAGGATGGCACGGTCCTGGTCCCCGCCGGCAAGATCGCGTTTGCCACCCGCTCCAACGACGCCGGCCGCGGGTTCACCAAGGTCGACCTGATCGTCTACGACGAGGCGTACAACCTCACCAGCGGGCAACGGTCAGCGCTCGCGTGGACCCAGATGGCCGCGGACTCCACGCAGAAGATCTACACCTCCAGCGCTGTCGACGAACTCGAGCACCCGAAGGGCCACGCGCTCGCCGGCATCCGGCGCCGCGGACTCGCCAAGGGCCGCGGCCTGGCCTTCCGCGAGTACATGGCACCGCCCGCGCTGCCCTGGAATTCCCACGAGGCCGCGCGGTACGCATGCCCGAGCTACGGCGTGATCCAGACCGACGACAAGATCACCGAAGCGCTCGACGAGGTGACGTCGCTGAAAGATCAGCGCGGTTACGAGAACGAATGTCTCGGCCGAGGGCATTGGCCCAAGGACCCCGACAAACGCACCTCGGTCATCCCGAAACGGACCTGGACCGACATGATCGCGCCACCGGAGATGGTGCTTCACGGCTCGATCGTCCTGGCCGTCGACCGCTCGTACGGCGGGGACCGCGAGTGGGCGATCGTCGCCGCCCAGCGCGCAACCGACGGACGAATTCACCTCGACGTCGGGTGGTGCGGATCGACGACCCGGAACGCACAGATGATCGGGATGCTGCAGAAGTGCATCGACGTCTGGGATCCCGTCGCGCTGATCATCGACCGCAAGTCGCCGGCCGCAGTCCTCGAGCCGCTACTGATCTCGGCTGGGATCGAGCCAGTCATGACCAACACCCCGCAGATGGCCGTCGCGTGCCGAGGATTCCTCGACGACGCGACCGACGAGCAGCTCTACCACGCCGGACAGACCTGGTTGACCAACGCCGCACTGGGGGCCACGCAGCGGTTCATGCCGCAGGGCGACTTCGCGTGGGGGCGAGACAGCGCCGCGATCGCACCGCTGGTGGGCGGGACACTCGCCCGCTGGGGCCTGCTCGAATTCGAGATCGAGGGGGCCGGCACTTTGCCCGACGTCCCGGCCGGCAACGCGACACAGCCGGCACCGGTCGACCCGATGTGGACACCCGACGACGACTTCGACGCGCTCGAAGCGGCGTTCTGACCCGGAAGGAGGTAGCCGTGACTGAACCGCTCGCAACGACAACGAAAGCCGGTGACGCGCTTCCCTCTGCCGAGGTCGGTTACGTCAACCCCGAGGGCCTCAACTGGGCGCAGTGGGACGCGGACGAGAAGATCCCGGATCTCCAGCATCCCAACTCGGTTCGTGTGTACTACCGGATGCCGCGCGAGGACGGCCGCGTCGCGTCACTGTTGCAGGCGATCGGCCTCCCGGTGCGCCGCACGCCGTGGCGCATCGACCCGAACGGCGCCCGCGACGAGGTCGTCGAGTTCTGTTCGCACGATCTCGGACTCCCGATCGTCGGTGCCGAACCCGACGATGTCGACGGAAACGGAAACCCGGTCCTCGCGTCGCCGTCGCGCCGCAACCGCGACCGCTTCTCGTGGGCGCAGCACCTGCAGCAGGCTCTCCTGATGCTGCAGTACGGGCACTCGTTCTTCGAGCAGGTGTACCGGGTGACCGGTGAGGGCGCCGAGAAGCGCTACCGGCTGCGCAAACTCGCCCCGCGCCCGCAGCGCACCATCAGCAAGATCCGCGTGGCTCGTGACGGCGGCCTGCACTCGATCGTGCAGAACCCGCCGGCTTTCGACGGCACCACCCTGTACCCGCCGACCGAGATCGAGGTCCCGGTTCACAAGCTCGTCGCCTACGTCCGCGATCCCGAACCCGGCCAGTGGGTCGGGTCGTCGTTGCTGCGCCCGGCCTACAAGCACTGGATCCTCAAGGACGAGACCCTGCGCAACCAGGCCGCCGGTATCCGACGCAATTCGATGGGTGTCCCGGTCGTCACGTGCGCGAAGGACGATCCCGAGCAGGTCAAGCGCGCCCAGGAGATCGCCTCGAGCTTCCGCGCCGGCAATCACGCCGGCGTCGGTCTGCCACCGAACTGGAATCTCGAACTCAAGGGCGTCTCCGGCAATCTCCCGGACCCGCAGAAGGCCATCGAGTACAACGATCGCCAGATCGCGCTGGCGGGCCTGGCCCACTTCCTCAACCTCGACCGCGGCGGCTCATACGCGCTGGCATCGGTGCAGGCCGACACGTTCGTGCAATCAGTACAGACCGTCGCCGAATCCATTTGCGAGACCGCGAACTTTCACGTCGTGTGGGATCTCGTCGACCTGAACTTCGGCGAGGACGAACCCGCACCCAAGATCGTGTTCGACGAGATCGGCACTCGCCAGGACGCCACGGCGGCCGCGTTGAAGATGCTCGTAGAGGCCGGGCTGCTCTCCCCGGATGTGCTCGTAGAGCGCAAGATCCGCCAAGACCTCGGCCTGCCCAGTCCCGACGGCGACGACATGTCCGACGTCGCGCCGACGGCGACGCCGTCGGCCACCCCGACACCGGTGGCCGCCCAGCGTGGTCGTCGCCTGCGTGCCCATCCCAACCAAGGTGAGCTGTTTTGACCACTCCCGTCGAAGTCCCGACTCCGCTACCGCTGTCGCGACTGCCCCAGGTCGAGCTGATGAAGACCGGCACCTGGACCGCATCGACCGGCGTGCACACCTTCACCACCGATGACCTGTCGAATGCCGTTGCAGCGCTCGATTGTCCGGCAGTGCGCCGCCCGATCCTCAAGCTCGGCCACACCGATCCACGATTCGACGGCGAGCCTGCGGTCGGGTGGCTGGCAAACATGGCGACCGGCGACGACGGCCACACCCTGATCGCCGATTTCGTCGGAATGCCCGGCTGGCTCGGCCCGATCCTCGCCTCGGCGTTCCCCGACCGCTCGATCGAGGGCCAGTGGCACTACCAGTGCGCGCTGGGACACGACCACGGGTTCGTGCTGACCGGGCTCGCGCTCCTCGGAGTCTCACACCCAGCCATCGGCACCCTCGCCAGCCTGCAGGACGTCGCCACGCTCTACGGCGTTGATGTTGCCGCGGCGTCGACCGACACGGGGACACCATTCACCGTCGAATTGAAGGGACAACCCATGAGCAACCCTCTCCAGGTGGTTGCCGCCAGCGTCACCACCGAAGATGTGCGCCGCGCCTATTACGACGACGCACCGTGGTCGTACTGGATCGAGGAATTCTCCCTCGACCCGATGCAACTGATCGTCGTCGACGACGATTCCGGCGACCGCATGCGCGTCCCGGTGGTCGTTGCCCCTGACGGCGACGGCGTCGACGGCGTCACCTTCGGCACACCGGTGAAAGTCGCTGTGCGCTACGAGGACATCGCCGCGCCGGCCGCAGACTCCGGCGCTTCGGAAGGCGACACCGCCGCCGCGTCGGCCCCCACAGTCATTCGGTACGCCACGCGTGCCGAGTCTCGCCCTGACCGACCGGTCTCGGCGTCCACCCCTCCCGCCGCTGCCGCGGACGGGGCAACCACAGAAGGAGGTTCGGGCGTGGAAATCACGAACGAACAGCTGGCCGCCCTCCGCACTGCTCTCGGGCTTGCGGACGACGCCGACCTCGACGCGATCATCGCAGCCGTCGAGGCCCTCACCACCGAGGACGCAACCGCCAGCGCACCACAGACCGCCGCGGCGTCCGCGAGTGTCGTGCCGGTCGACCGGGACGCCTTCGCGACCCTGCAGCGCGAAGCCGCCCTCGGCCGTGAGGCTCACGAACGTCAGCAGCGCGAGGACCGGGAGCGCGTCGTCGACCTCGCGATCGACGCCGGCAAGATCCCCCCGGCCCGCCGCGACCACTGGCTGACGCTGATGTCCGCCGACGAGGCCGGCACCCGCCAGACCCTCGACTCCATCCCGGCCGAGACCGTCGTCTCGCTGTCGGAGACGGGACACAACGTGGCACCCGAGGGCGCCGCCGCCAACGACAACCTGGGCTGGTTCGACTCCGCACCGACCGCCCCGAACAAGGAGGGCTGACCCATGGCCAACGAGAACGTCGCGGTCTACGAACCCGGCCAGGACATCTCCGGCCGCTGCTCGGCCGGGGTGACCGGCAAGCGGTTCCTCAAGATCTCCGGCAACCGCTCCAGCGGCAACGTCGCCGTCGCGCACGCCGACGCCGGCGGCCGCATCTGCGGTGTGTCCGGACGGGATGCCGCCAGCGGTGAGCTGGTGCGGGTCATGCGCGGCTCGGGGCGCGTCGTCTTCGTGACGGCCGCCGCGAACCTCGCTGCGTTCCAGGAGGTCGAGGTCGGCACGAATGGCCAGGCCATCGTCAAGGCATCGGGCGTGGCCGTCGGCTACGCCGTCACCGCAGCAACCAGCGGCGGCGACGCCGAGATCAACCTGTACTGAAGGGAGTACACCCATGCCGAACCCGGCTCCGGTGGCGTACCCGCTCGGCGCGCCCACCATCAGCAACAACCAGCTCACCGTCGACACTGCCCTCAAGCAGCCCGGCCGCATCACCAAGCGGCTCGCCGACCTGACGCTGCAGAAGTTCATCGTCGACAAGATCTTCGCGTCCTCGGGTGCGTCGGTCGCCTCGGGCGCGGTCATCTACGACCAGCTCGCGGCCAACGAGCTCTACCTCTCGCGCGACGTCGAGGAACGGGCCCCGGCCACCGAGTACCCGGTGATCACCAGCGAACGGACCGAACCGAAGGTCGCGAAGTCCGAGGACTGGGGCGGTAAGTTCTGGATCTCCGACGAGGCGGTCAAGCGTAACGACAAGGTGCACTTCGACAACCAGGTCACCCAGCTCGCGAACACCATCGTGCGCAAGGTGAACCAGCGCGCGGTCGCCACCCTCGAGACCGCGATCGCGGCCGTCGGCGGCGCAGCGGTGGTTCCGGGCCACGACTGGTCCGACGTCACCCTCTCGGGCACCGCCCCGACGCCGAACAACGAGCGCCCGTTCGCCGACTTCTCAGCCGTCCAGCTCGCCGCCGACAAGGAAGAACTCGGCGTCGAGTACGACCTCTGGATCGTCAACCCGCAGGAGAAGCACAACCTGCGCATCGCCTACGGGCCCGACATCGACGAGATCCTGCGCGAGGCCGGTATCGAGATCTTCGACTCGAACCGGGTCGTTGCAGGCACCGCCTACGCGGTCGCAACCCGCCAGGTCGGATTCCTCGACTACGAGGAAGGACTGTCGACCGAGACGTGGCGGGAGCAGAAGACCCGCCGCAACTGGATCCAGTCGTGGGTGAAGCCGATCATGGGCATCACCAACCCGTACAGCATCAAGAAGGTCACGGGGCTGGCGGGCGTCTGATGGCAAAGAAGACGATCCGCGTTGCAACGTGGGAGTACCGCGACAAGGCCAAGAAACGGCGCCGCGCCTACTACGGCGACGTCGTGGATCTGTCGGCGGCTGAGGTCAAACGCGGCGATGCGGCCGGCGTCTTCGGTGCGTTCGACGAAGTGGCCGACCAGCAGCCGGTCGCCCCGGAGCCCGCCCTCGTGGCAGACACCGGGACTTCGGCGCTCCCCGCAGCTCCTGACACCGACACCGCCGACGACGATCTCGCCGGCCTCGGCGACGGCGACGACGACGACCAGGGCCCAACCGACGCCGACGACACGACCCCGGCTGAAACCGAGGGCGGCACGGACGATTCGGGCGCGGAAGCTCCACAGCTTTCCCGTCCGAGGAACACCGCGCCGCACGAGGACTGGGTCGAGTACGCGGTTTCCACCGGTCTCGATCGCACCGAGGCCGCGGCCATGGAGCGCGCCGAGCTGATCAAGGCGCTGTCGTGAGCGAGGGCGCGCCGTTCGTGACAGTCACCGAACTGGCCGCGAGCTGGCGCGCCCTCACCACTCAGGAGCAGACCTACGCCACCGATCTGCTGAATGCGGCCGCTGAGAAGATCCGCGCCGAGTACCGCAAGGCCTTCGCCGCCGAGATCGAACAGTCGAATCCGGCGGCACGCACGGTCTCGATCGACATGGTCAAGACCGCGATTCAGACCGGCGCGTACGTCGGGCACATTCAGTACGGCCGCATCGAGGGCCAGCGGCAGAAGTCCGGCCGGCTCCTCAACCCCGGCGGCGCCCTGGTGCTCACCGACTACCACCGCGAGCAGCTGGGCATCCCGACTCGGGCGCTCGCGCAGGCCTGTTTCGACGACGCGAGTGATGCTCGGTTCTGAAACCTGCGTGCTCGCAGGAGAAATCGAGTACGACGGCGACAACAACCCGATACCCGACACAGGGTCGCCCAAGACAGTCGAAGGATGCACCGTCGAACCGCTCGACGGCACGGACACGACCGCATCGGACCGGTCCGGGACGTCGACCCGGCTGCGGGTCTTCATCCCGCTGACGTCTGGCGTCTCTGGCGACACGGTGATCACCTCGATCGGCGCTCGCGGCGGGCCGTTCGAGATCGAGGGCGACCCGCAGCCGTTCATTGACGTCGAGGACCCGGAACTGTCCGGGTACGTCGTCATCGCCTACTCAGCGAAGGGGTGAGTCCTGTTGGCTGACATCGAGTTCACTCTCGACCGCGAGGGTGTCGGCGATATCTTGTCGAGTCCGGAGGCGCACGATCTCGTCAACGGTCTCGCCGGTCAGATGCGCGACATCATCGACGACTACGTCAACGACGACCCCGACGACGACATCGACGTGATCGTCGAGTCCTACACCACCGACCGCGCCGCCGCCGCGGTCACGATCGCACACCCACGTGGCCGTCAGTTGCAGGCCGAACACGGAATCATCACCCGGGCCGCCGCCCAGCTCGGCCTCGAGGTGCGTTCGCGGTGAACGTCGTTCGGGTCCCGCGCCCCGCGGTCCCGCTCGTGAAGGCCTTCCTGGCCGACGTGTTCGGCTCAACGGCGCAGGTGCGTTCCAACGTCCCGGACAAGTGGACTCCCGCTGATGTCCCGGTAATCGTCGTCGCTGACGACGGCGGCACATCCCTGTTTCCCGTGGCAACGCGACGCACCGTGCGGATCACCGCGTACGCCAACGGTGAACCGCTCGCCCACGAGCTGGTCTCACGGGCGTGGGGCGAGCTGCTGTCCCGGGCGGTGCCGGGTCTCGCTCATGTCCGCGACGGCATCGTGCCGTTCGATGCCGGCCGCGATCGCAAGCATCGCGACGCCTGGCTGGCGTCGTGCACCGTGCTCGCCGCGGTGCGCACCACCACGGTCGCCTGACCTTCGGGCGATCCCAATTCTGCTGTCCGCCAACCGGTGGGCGCATGTCAATGCCCACCTCGGGCACATCTCACTGCCCTTGAAAGGGGGACAATCATGCCCGCAACCATCAATCCGGACGCCACACGCATCTATGACGAAGCAGAGGTGTACATCCTGCCGAAGGCGGCTCTCAACGGTGCCGCGATCGAGGGGTCGGCATTCGAACCGACGTCGGTAGACCAGGACCTCGAGCTGCTCGGCTGGTTCTACGTCGGCCTGATCGACGCGGCGAAGGGCATTCCGCGCACACCCAGCGGCGAGGTCAAGAAGTTCGACGGGTTCGGTTATGCCGGCTACCGCTCGAAGTTCGTCAAGGGCGCCCTCGAATCCGGGTTCACCTGCCTCGAGCAGAACGCGGTGACGGCCAAGATCATCCTGCCGGGGTCGACTCCCGACAAGATCGGCGTGCCCAAGGATCTCCAGTTCTACGTGCTCTACGTCGCGCGGGACACCGGACTGAGCGACGAGGGCGAGATGTCGCTGCGGCCGGCGCTCCTCGAGTTCTCCGAGGACTCGGGCATCGTCGAGGGTGAGCAGCGGACATTCGAGTTCAAGGTGCATCACTCTCCCGACTCGAACAAGGACGTGTTCAAGAAGATCAGCGCGACCGGCGGCACCGACTTCGTCGCCACCATCACCGGCGCTCCGACCGGTGGCACGTTCACGCTGACATACCAGGGCAAGACCACCGCGCCGATCAATCACAACGCGACGGCGTCGCAGGTCAAATCTGCGCTGGTGGCACTCGACGACGGGTACACGAGCGCGCACTTCGACGTGTCGGGCAATGCAGGAGGCCCCTACACGATCAAGGTGCCCGCCGCTGGTTCTCTCTCGACGTCGGGCAGCTTCACCGGCGGCACGTCACCCGCCATCTCGGCCGTACCCGCGGCCTGATCAGACCCCCGGCCGCTGGTGGAGTGCAGCCCGCCAGCGGCCGGGACCCTGCTGCACACGCTGCACACAAACCCCCCTGGAGGCGGACGGTGAAAGACCGGATCCCATCGGACGATGAACTGCGCGACAAGGCCGTCGCGATCGGCTGGCTCGAGGAAGGCCAACCGATCCCACCGCCGATGCGCGGCAAACTCGCCAGGCTCATCAACGCCGACGAGCTCGCGGACGCATCACGCACCCAGGCTGACACGAAGACCGCCGAAGTCGAGACGACACGCAAGGCGGTGACCGACGAAATCGTCGGTATCTACCAGGACCTCACCGCCGGTGGGTTGCCTGATCACCCGGCAGGCCTCGTGGCCGCCGCTCTCGCGCCGCTCATCTGGCGCATTTCCATGTAACACCAAGGGAAGCTGCACATCCTGATGAAAAACGACGAATACGACCAGTTCGAGGACGACCCCCAACCGGAGTCGGAGCCGCCACCTCAGAAGGTGGTGAACAAGACGCCCCGCCCGAGGCGGGAGGAGTCGCCGTCGCCGGCACCACCCGCGGAGCCGGAGATCGAGAAGGGTCTGCCCAAGACCGCGGCGCGCATGGATGAGGCCGAGGACCCCGACATGATCACCGTCGAGCACAAGGGCGTTGAGCTCACTGTGCCGGCCAGTCACGGCGATTGGCCGCTCCACGCGGTCGACTCCATGCAGCAGGGCCTGACCGCCCGCGGACTGCACGCACTCCTGGGCGAAGAACAGTGGCTCGCGCTCCTGCGCACTGGCGCCACCAACCGCGACGCCGACGTGGTGATGAACAAGATCGCCAAGGCCCGCGGATTGGACTCCTCGGGAAAATGATCGGCCTCATCGCCCTGCTCGAGCAGCGGGGCGATGAGATCGAATCCGACCTGCACGACAAGGGCGTGGATCTCGTCGACCTGTACCGCGGTCGCCTCACTCTGCGCAAGGTGGCGGTGCTCATCGCGTTCCTGCCGCCGACGTCGGCGCTCGCGATCGCCACCAACGGCGGCCAAGCGCCATGGTCGCTGACCGAGTACCTGCTCACCGATCTGTGGGCGCTGCAGGCCCGCCAGCTCGCCGGACGCAAGGCCCCCGACAGCCATCCGTGGCGGGCCGAGATCATGCGCCGCGCGTCCGCCTCCCGCACATCCTCTCGCCGCGCTGCGCTCCTGCGGGCCGAAGCGCGGCGCCAGAACCGCAACCGCCCGAAGGTGGCGGGTCGGCGCGATGGTCGCGCTCGACAGTGAGAAAGGAAGCTGCACATGACAACTACCGAGAACCGGGCCACCCGCCGCGCTGCCGCCAAGAAGGCCCCGGCCAAGAAGGCCGCTGCGAAACGCGCTCCGGCCAAGAAGACCCCTGCGGCCAAGCGACTCGAGGCCGAGCGTGCCGTCGGCGCCGCCTCCAGCACTGCGGTCGACGCGTCGCGGGCCCGCGAGCTCGACGGCGTCGTGGTGGTGCCCGTGTTCTTCCGCGGGGACTCGTTCTGGTTCCCCCAGGACGTCCAGGACTGGCCGCTGTCGGTAATCGAGGCGTTCGAGGAGGACAAGGCCGTCACTGCACTCAAGCTGCTGTTCGTCGATGACGAGGACGGCAACTCGAGCTTCGAGCTGCTGATGTCGCGGAACTACCGCCTGCGCGACGTCGAGGAGCTGTTCGGGCTGATGGGCCAGATCGCCGGACTCGACGAGGCCTGACGTCCGTGCGGGTGGCGATGTCGGTGCGGACGACGGGAGGTAGCCGATGAACAACATGGGTTACGCAACCCTGCAGGTCTTCCCGTCGCTCCGCGACATCAGCCGCAACGCCACCCGCCAACTGCGCGCCAAGCTGGCTGGCGCCGGCCGCGACGCAGGCAACGACTACGGCCGCGGTGTCGCCGACGGTGTCGACCGCGGCCTGCGATCGGTCGACGCCACCCGGGCCGGCCGCGAACAGGGACATCGCTTCGGGCAGGGATTCATCGCTGGTGCCCGTTCGGGCATCCGCGGGATCGTCGCCGGTTTCGCGTTCGCCAACACCGCCGTGAACTCGATGATCCGCAACGTTGGCACTGCTGCGACGTTGATCGGGTTGGCGTCGCGCGCCGCCCGAGGTCTGAGCATCAGCCTGCTGGCCGGCGCGACCGCGGTGCACGCGATCTCGAGTGCCGGGCTGGCGAAGCTCGCCGGGGTACTCAAGATCGTTGCCGCGGTGGCTGGTCGCGTCGCCCGTGACATCTCCCGCATCACTGCAGCTCTCCTCGCGCTACGTGCTGTCGCGTCGTTGATCGGCACCCTGACCCGCATGGGCCGGGCTCTCGGCATGATCACCGTCGGCAGTGCCGTCGCACTCGGCGCACTCAGTGCGCTCACACCCGTTGTCGCGGCTCTCGGATCGGCGCTGCTGACCGTCGCGGGCGTTGCTGGTGGTGCCGCCGTCGCAGGGCTCTCAGCCCTCGGCGCCGCGGCCGCCACGGTGAAGCTCGGCCTGTTCGGTGTCGGCGACGCGTTCAAATCCATGGGCAAGGCCGCCACCGGTGGCGGCAGCTCGGCCGCCGACACCGCCAAGCAGGTGAAGCAGGCCCAGGGCCAGCTCACCCGGGCGGTGAAGGACGAGCGTGACGCCCAGAAGGACGTCGGCCGCGCTCGCGACGATGCCCGTAAGAAGCTGCGCGACCTGAACTTTGAACTCCGCGGCGCGGCGCTGTCGGAGAAGGACGCGTCGCTATCGCTGCGCGAGGCACAGGCCGACCTCGCCGCCGGGGACTTCCAGACCGCCACTGAGCGTGAGCGCGCCGTGTTGCGCGTCCAGGAGGCCGAGCTGCGCCTCGCTGAGGTGCGCAAGGACAACGGCGATCTCGCCCAGAGTGCCGCCGATGCCCGGTCGAAGGGTGTCGAGGGCTCCGACGAGGTCGTGACCGCCCAGGAGCGCCTGGCGGATGCGACGCGCTCGGTGAAGGACGCCCAGGACTCGCTCAACGAGGCCCGCAATCCGCAGGCCTCCGGCGGCGGCGGTTCCGATCCGTTCGCCGAGGCGATGGCGAAGCTGTCGACGAATGCCCAGCAGACGATGCTCGCGGTGCGCGGTGTGCGACCGGAGTGGGAGAACCTGCGGAAGTCGGTGCAGGACTCCATGTTCGCGGGAATCTCCGACCAGGTGAGGCCGCTCGCTGACCAGTGGTTCCCGAAACTCGGCGACTCGATGCGCGCGGTGGCCGGCGGATTCAACCAGGGCGCCCGCTCGGCCATGGGCTGGTTGCAGTCGACGCAGGGCATCGACGTCGTGTCGACGTGGATGGGCACAGCCTCGTCCATGGCGGCCGGGCTCGGTCGCGCGGTCGGCAACATCGTGCCCGGTCTCGCCGCGATCGGTGCCGGCGCCGGGCAGGCCTTCGGGCCGCTGTCGTCCGGGCTCGGCGAATCGGTCAAGCAGTTCTCCGATTGGCTGGTCCGCACCCAGCAGTCGGGACGCATGGCCGAGTACTTCCGGACGTCGGTCGCCACCCTCGCGCAGATGTTCCGCAACGTCGCCTCGGTCGTCGGGCCCGCGCTGTCGGCGTTCCGCCAGCTCGGCGAGACCTCTGCCGCCGGTCTCGCGCCCGGGCTGCAGTCGGTCGGGCAGGCGATCGCGCAGGCAACCCCGGGCCTGATGGTGATGGCCGAGCGACTGATGCCCGCTCTCGGTCAGGCCCTGTCGAACCTCGCGCCGATCATCCCTGGGATCGTGCAGGCCTTCACGCCGTGGGCGACGATCCTCGCCGTCATGGCGCCGCACATCGCGACGCTGGTCGCCAAGCTCGGCCCGTTCGCCCCGATCCTTCTCGGGATCGCGTTGGCCGCGAAGGTGATCACGACGGCGATGATCGCCTACAACGCGGTCATGGCGATCGCCAGTGTGGCCCAGGGCGTGTTCTACCGGGCGACCGGACGTAGCGCTGCAGGGTTGCGGCGCAACGCGATCGCGCTCGCCGCCTACAAGGTGTCTGCGGCGATTGCCACCGCGGCCACGTGGGCGTTCGGCGCTGCCCTCACGATCGCGACATCCCCGATCACGTGGATCATCGTCGCGATCGCCGCGCTCGTCGCCGGCCTCGTCCTGTTCTTCACCAAGACCGAGATCGGCCGCAAGATCTGGGCGACCGTGTGGAACGGCATCAAGGCCGCTGTCGCTGCTGTCTGGTCCTGGCTGCAGACGACGGTGTGGCCGGCAATGATGGCCGCATTCCGCGCGATCGGTGCTGTCGCAATGTGGCTGTGGCAGAACGTCATAGTCCCAGCGTGGAACGGCATCAAGGCCGCGATCGGTGTCGCATGGACACTGATCAAGGGCTACTTCTCGGTGTGGATGGCGGTGATCCGCGCCCTCGCTGGCGTGGTGATGTGGCTGTGGAACAACATCGTCTCCCCCGCGTTCAACGGAATCAAGGCCGTAATCGGTTTCGTGTGGGGCGGTATCAAGTTCTACTTCGACGCCTTTATGGCCGTCCTGCGCGTGATCGGTGGCGTCGCAAACTGGTTGTGGCAGAACGTCATGGTGCCGGTGTGGAACGGCATCAAGGCCACGATCGAGGGATTCTGGAACGGAATTCAGGCCGTGTTCGGTTGGATCGGCGATCGGTTTCGATCGGTTGGTCGGTTCGCCGGTGAGGCAAAGGATCTCGTTGTCTCGCATTTCAACGCGGTCGTCGACTTCGTGAAGGGACTGCCCGCCCGGATCGCCAACGTCGCGCGCGGGATGTGGGACGGGATCAAGAACACGTTCAAATCGGTCCTCAACTGGATCATCCAGAAGTGGAACGACTTCTCGATCTCGATGAAGGTCCCCGACGGTATCCCGATGATCGGCGGGAAGGGCTTCACCATCGACACCCCGAACCTGCCGATGCTCGCCGGTGGCGGCCAGGTCGGCGGCGCTGGTGGCGCTCGTCGGGATGCCAACGGGCGACTGACCGGGCCTGGCACCGGGACCAGCGACTCGATCTACGGTGTCAATCACCTGGGTATCCCCGTGGTCCGGGTGGCCAACGAGGAGACCGTGGTGACGGCGGGCGCTTCCCGAGTTCCCGGCAACGCGCGGGTGATGGCTGCCATGAACGCGGGCGCCCGGTTCGACCTGCCGGGATATGCCGGCGGCGGGACGCTTCCGAAGACGCTCGACGGGTACACCACTCCCGACGGGATCAACGGCGGCACCGTCACGTTCGGGAACATCTCCGGAAACGGGGTAACCACAGGCATCCAGCTGTCGATGTGGGATCACCTGCGTCAGAAGTTCCCCGACCTCAAGCTGTTCTCTGCGACGCGCACGGTCCAGACTGAAGGTCACCCGGACTTCCACAACGCGGGCAAGGCGATCGACATCTCGCCGATGCAGCAGGTCGCCGACCACATCGCGAATACCTTCGGCTCGAAGGTCCTGGAACTGTACTGGGATCCAGGACCGAACATGGACGAGGGCAAGCCCGCCGGCGCGATTGGTGGCCACTCCGATCACGTGCACTGGGCGATGGACGAGATCATCGCGCCGCCCAAGCCGCCGGCACCCGAGGTTGGCCCTCCCGGCGCGGTGCCGGAGCAGTCGCCACAGGTCCCGCAGACCACCACGCCGTCTCCGGAGTCGGCGCCACCGGCCTCGAGCTCGACCGGGTCGGGCGAGACCTCGATCTCCGGTCGCCTGGGCGCGGTGGCGAAGTCGGCCGTCGAGGAGCAGGTGCGCGACGCGTTCGGCGTGATCAGCCTCAACGATTCGCCGGGCTGGCTGACCGCGCTGTCGAAGATCGAGGAGACCGGCTCGGGCGGCAAGTGGGTGCCGGTGAAGTCGGTGAAGGATGCTCAGGCCGATCTCAAGGTGGCCGCCGATGCACTCGCGGTCGCCGAGGAGAAGCGCCGCAATCTCCCCGCCACCGCCGACCAGGCCGCCAAGGACGCCGCTACCGCCGAGGTGACCCAGGCGCAGAAGCGGCTCCGCGACGCCCAGAGCATGCTGCAGGAGGCTCGCACCAACCCGAAGGGCCGCCGCTGGGTGCCGACCGGTCAGGAGCAGACGCCGTCCACTCCGGCACCGAGCACGACGCTGACCGATCCGAACGCGGCCGCCCCGGCTCCGGGTGCGGCGGTTCCGCCCGGGCAGGCTCCGGCCCCGCAGGCGGCGCCGGCGAAGAAACAGATCCCGGGCGTGGGTGATCTGACGAGCGGGTCCCCGCCGGCCATGATGGCGCGCGCGATCGTCGGCGAGGCGCAGAAGCGCGGGTTCTCGTGGACGGACTCGGTGGCCACGGTGTCGACGGGTATGGGCGAGTCCGGGCTGCGGATGGTCTACCACCCGAACGGATTGTGGGGCGGCATCTTCCAGCAGGACGCGTCCTATCCGGGCCGGGACAACCCGAACAGCAACATCGGCGAGTTCTTCAACCGGCTCCAGGGCAAGCGTCACCCCGACATCTGGAAGCGCATCTTCTGGCTGCAGCAGCGTCCGGGCGAGCCTGACGCGGATACAGCGTTCGCCAACGGCCGCCAGGCGTACATGAGCGAGATCAAGGCCCCGCGCTCGGATGCGGAGGCGATGGTCCGCGGGATTGTCACCCCGGAGCTGTTCGACACCGGTGGTCGGCTGACGCCGGGCGCGCATCTGGTGGCAAACGCCCGCTCGAACGACGAGACGATCCTGCCGCAGTCTCCGGAGCAGGTGTTCGGCCAGCTCGACGCCGCGATCCGCTCGATCGAGGACTTCGCCAATGGTGGCGGCGGTCCGCGCACGGTCAACAACTTCGTCACGCACGCGACGTTCCGCGACGAGGACGAGTACTACCGGCAGGCTCGCCGCCGCGCTCAGGTCGGCATGGCGCAGCACAGTGGAGGGAGGGTCCTGCGTGGCTAAGGTGGCGATCTCGCTGCTGGGGTGCGACCGAACCCGGTGGGATGTGGCGGGCCCGGTGGCCGGCCGTCAGGGCGCGATCATCGCCGAGGAACAGGTCGACGGCATCTATGACGCCCCGATCAAGCAGGAGTGGTCTGAGGACGCCGATCAGGTCGGCGGGACGTGGGAGCACACCACGTGGGGGATCCGCGAGATCCTCCTCGGGTTCCACCTGTTCGATGACGACTACCCCGGCCCACCGGGGCGCCTCGAGTCGAACTTCCGCAACGCCTTCGCGATGCACCGCGATCCGTGGGACCAGACGTTCCAGCATGCTCGCCTGGTGTGCCGCACCGCGCTGTCGGGGGTGCGGATGCTGACCGTGCAGATGTATGAGGCTCCCGAGATCGACCTCGGCATGGACCCGCTCGATGAGGAGTACTTCAACGTGAAGTACAAACTGCGGGCCGCGAATCCGATGTGGATGGGCAAGCAACACATCGAGCCGTTCGAGCGTTCGACGACGTCGGGGTCCGGGACGATCGTGGTGTCGAATCCGACCGACCAGCCGATGCGGATCACGTGGAAGCTCACGCGCGGGAAGTGGACGATCCCCGACCCGTCGTGGGTGGGCGCGCCGAACGAGCGAGTGCCCGGCGGCGCATTCGGTGACCGCACGATCCCGCTGCCGGAGATCACCTCACTCGACGGCGGGGTGACGATCACCCGCGAACGCAAGGGCCTGCACGCAACGACCGCGAACGGCACCAACTTCGTCGGCCGGATGGCCGGCAACTGGGTCAAGCATGAGATCCCGCCGTGGACGCCGCCGACCGAGCTGCCGATCTCCTACACCGGCGCCCCCTCGGGTGGGGCGCGCGCCGAGCTGATTCAACCGCGGCCGTGGTCGCGGCCGTGGGGATTGGAGCGCATCGCATGACCACCGCCGTCGACTTCGAGGCCAGCCTCGAGGAGCAGTGCGAACAGATCTGGGCCGCCACGCTCGAGCAGGAACGCAAGCTCCAGGATCTCCGCGACGCCCCGCCGGTCACGTTCGTCTTCGACGGTCACCAGAACCTGCAACACATCCTCCTCGACGTCCGCAAGTTGCACTGTGAGGACCTCGAAAACGACACCGGCGTCATCGAACTCGAGATCGAGTTCTCCCACCCGGTGGCGCAGTGGCTCCACGACCGCAAGGGCGCGATGGCCCGCGGCGAGGGCGAGTTGTTCCACATCGACGTCGAGAAGAACGGTGTCCGCCTCACCGGCCGCTACGAGTCGAAAACGGTTCGCCGCGACAAGTCCGGCCGCCGAATTCTCGTCATCACCTGCCTCACCGACTACGAGAACCTGAAGTGGATCGACTGCTGGTGTAACCCTTTCCTGCCGTTCATTTTCCAGTTCCCGCGTCTGTTCTTGCTCGCGGGTCCCGCGATTTGGGTACTGAAAACGGCCCTGTTCCTGAACCTGTGGCGAATCTTCTCCTCGGTGTGGCAGATCCCCGACGATCCCCTCAATCCTCTGCAGTGGTTGACCGGGTCGCTGAACTTCTCCGACTGGGACATCGTGGTCAAGCCGACGACGTTCCTCGAGGACATGGCCGCCGGCACCAGCCACTGTGTGTTCTTCTCGCGGTTCGGCAAGTGGCATGACCGGTCGAAGATGATCCTCGCCGACGCCGAACTGTCGGTGGTCACTCGCCGTCTGCGCGAGGGCGATCCGGAGCCGTGGGAGGGCGCGTTCCTGATGGGCGTGCGCCCGGGCCAGCTCGTCGTCGACATCGTCGACAAGTCGAACCACCTCGAGGGCCGCGCGAACGGCGGCACCTGGTTCGACGGCATGACGCGCGGGTTCCGCGAGTTCACGACCGACTTCGCCGAGAACCTCGAAACCGAGCTGCTCGGCGAGCCGTCCTGGCCCTCGGAGTTCCTCGAGGAGTGGCTCGGCACGCCCAAGGGCTTCCCGGTCGCCCACTTCCCCGCCGACGCACCGGGTGCCGCCGAAACCGAGTTCACCGAGACCCCCGCCAAGGGCTCGATCATCAACACAGGAGGCGAGTCGGCCCCCGGCATCGATGAGGGCATCAGCGCGGGGATCCAGCTGGCCGGTGACGCGCCGTCAGCGGCGGGCCTGGTCATCGCGGTCGGCGGCGGCGCCAGTATCAGCATCCCACCCCTCGGCGGCGCCATCGATGCGATCTTGAAGCCGTTCTACCAGGGGACGGTGCTCGCCTGGATTTCCGTGAAGCTGCTCAACCGGATACAGCAATCGGGGTCGTCCCGATACCTCGAGTACTTCATCGACGCCCCGGGCAAGGCCTACACCCTGTCGTCACTGATGGTCATTCGCACCGCGGTCTACGCGACTGAGCGCAAGAAGAAAAAGAAGGCGACCGCGTCGTCGTCGACCGGCTACGTCATCGGCTGGCCGGGAGCCGGGCACTTCTACAAGGGCGACCAGGGGTCGTTCGAGATCGCCGGCGACGAGACCGGCGAGATCCACGTCGAGCGCGTGATGAAGACCAGCTTGGACTGGGAGCGCGACCATTTCGCGAAGTGGGAGGCCGAGTTCGGCCTCGCGCACGAGGACGAGGACCCGATCGTGACGCTGACGTCGTCGCTGGCCGAGATGGCCGACATCGCCCAGACCCTGGGCGTCTGGTGAGTGGAGGACAGTTGATCGAGGACGGATCGGCGGCGGCGAAGGTCGCTGCCACCGAGCACGCCAATCACATCGCCCAGATCGCGGCGGTCACCGGCGAGACGGTCGAGTACCTCGCCGAGCAGGTCGCTCTCCTCGTTGCGACGTTCGTCGGTCTGCCCGGCGTGACCGGTGCGCCGATGATCATGGGACCCGACTACTACACCGAGGTCGCAATCCATCAGCTCGAGCTGGGCGTGCGGGTGCCGGCCGAACCGATCAAGAAGTATGTCCCGCCGGAAGGCCTGCGCGGCAGCGGTTCCTACGAGTACCTGGACAGTGCCACGGCGCCGACGACACCGCAGGAACGCTACGCCCGCATGCGTGCAGCCGAGTTCCGCGAGTTCAAGGCCGAAGTGCAGCGCCGCCGCGAGGAGGCCGCCACCAGCGCCGGCAAGAAGCCCCGCACGCGCAAGAAGTAGCACCACCTCAACCCTCCGGGATTCCCGGACAGTTCACCCCGTGCCTGGCCTGGCGTGGGGATCTCACCATGCCAGGAGGCACCACAATGGCCGACCCGATCGCCGTCTACGAACGGCTCATCAAAGACCCCGTCATCAAGGCCCGCCTATACGGCGACGCCAAGAACATCGGACACGGTGACATGTGGAGTCCGCTGTGGGGGTTGATGAATCACCACACCGGCGCCTCAGGCAACTCCGGGCCTGGATCAATCCAGAACCACCCGTCGCTCGGCCTGTGCTCGCAGTTCTTCCTCCCCCGCAAGGGCAGCCTGTGGATCGTCGGCTACGGCATCGCCTGGCACGGCGGCATCGGCAGCGGCTTCGGCATCCGTGACGTCAACGCGCAGCTGCTCGGCATGGAGATGGACAACAACGGCACCGAGGGCTGGGGCTCGGAGCAGTACTGGAACTGCGTCCGGATCAACGCAATCGTCCAGGACGAAGCACGACTTGGGAAAGACCGATCGATCGCCCACAAAGAGTGGGCCGGTAAGTCCCAGGGCAAGTGGGACCCGGGCGGCATGAACATGGCCAAGCTGCGCTCAGACATCCAGATGGTGAAAGGACAGCTCGGCGTGGCTCCACCGAAGGTCGTACGCAACGAGATCGATCACGTCCGCTCGTTCTCCCCGTGGCTCGGCGCGCCACTCTCCGGCGAGCTCGCTCTGCGCGGCCGCGTCGCCGGCAAGGTACGCCGGTACGAGGGCGGCAACGTCTACTGGCTGGCCGCGACGAACTCGACGGTCCCCGTGCCGACAGCGATCCTCCAGGTGTACGAGCGTTTCGACTTCGAGAACGGTCTGCTCGGCGTCCCGCAGCGCTACCACGCGCTCATCCCGGCGAAGGACGCCGCCGGCAAGGTCATCGTCGGCGCCAACGGACAGCCGGTAATCCTCGGCGACGTACAGGGCTTCAAGAACGGTGCGATCCAGCGTCGATACGGCCACGACGGTTACGCCCTGCACGGGCAGATCGGCGCGCGCTACGCCCGCGAGAACTGGCACGAAGGCTCTCTCGGATTTGCGATCTCCGACGAGTACGAGCGTGACGGCATCATCCGCCAGGACTTCGAGCACGGCGCTCTGCTGTGCGACGGCGACGGCACCGTGCAGCTCGATCGCGGTAACTACCTGTACATCCCCCCGGGTCGCTGACCCAGCCCTCACAGAAGGAGATTCACCATGTCTGTACCCGTCATCGCCCACGCTCCGCTGACCGTGTTCGTCGAGGACGTCGCCGAACGCGCCGTCAAGACGTTCACCCAGACGCTGCTGCTGTTCCTCGTGGCCGGCGTTTCCGTCGTCTCGGTCGCGTGGGGAACCGCCCTGCAGTCGGCCGCGCTGGCTACTCTCGCGACGGTGCTGATCGCGCTCGTCGACGCCCGCCTGGTCGCCGCGAATCCGCACGTGGAAGCGCTCATCCGCGCCGGCCGAACCTTCATCGCGACGGTCGTCGGTTCGATCCCGGTCGTCGTCTCCGCCGACCAGGCCGTCACGTTCGCCGATGTGAACTGGACGCAGGTCGCCGGGTTCGCGGGCACCGCCGCGCTGATCTCGCTGCTGACGTCGCTCGCGTCGCTGCCCATTGGCCCGAAGGGCACGCCCAGCCTCGTTGTCGAGGGTGAGGTCCTGGCGGTCCGCGACGAGCCGGTCAGCGCCGCAGAGTGATTGCCGCGAACGCGTGGATGAACCCCGCTGCGCTGAGCGACATCGGCGTGGTGGGGGTCATCGTCGGCATGGCCCTCCTGCTCGGGATCGCGTTCTCCCGCGGCTGGATCTGGTGGGGCAAGAGCCACGACGCCGAGGTCGCGGTGTACAAGGCCGCCGCCGAGCGCGACGCCGACACGATCGCGAAACTGCTTGATGCCAATGCCCGCAACGCTCAGACGATGGCCGAGTGGAATGTCGCGGGCCAACTCATCGCGAGCCAGTCTCAGGCGCTGCGAGACAGTCTGGAGCGCACCTGATGTGGTGGCGTAAGGGACGAACGCCGGCCGCCGGGTCGGAGAAGACCGCGCACGCTATCGACGAGCGGTCCAAGGAGAACGCGCGTCGCGCTGAGGTGGCCCAGACCCATAGTGACCAGCTCGCCGCGACGGCGCGTCCCATCCAAGCCACGATCGCCGATCAGCTCGAGCGAAATCACTGGGCGATGCTCATCTTCGGAAGGGTCAACTAAGTGGAACTGATGGACGTGGCCGATTGGGCACTGGTAGTGCTGGCGGCGATCACGAGCGTCTTCACTCTCTGCTATTTCATCTGGCAACCGTGGTGGAAGGAACGCGTCTCGATCATTTACCTCGGCAAGTCGGTCCTGTTGTCGCTGGTGCTGATTCAGATCTCGGCGTCGGTGTGGGCGGGATCGGACTACCCAGGCCGCGCGTGGATTCGGCTCACCCTGTACTCCGGCGGTGCGCTGATGATGCTGGCGCTGTTGGTGATGCTGCTCGTGCTGCAGCGGCGCACCCGGCATGAGCGGCGCGCGATCGGCGATGTCCGCCGGCCGTGGCAGATCTGGTTCGACGAGATCCGCAACTACATCGCACGGATGCACAGCACCCGATGATCGAACTCTTCTGGTGCGACGGCACGTGGGCCGGGCGCGGCGGGTCGCCGGCATCCGAGGCGCTGCGGCGCGCGCTCGACCCACACAGGGTGAAGTTCACCTACGTGCACTACCCGGCGACCTTCGGCCCGGCCACCGGCATCGGACACATGTCGGCGGCCGAGTCGATCGCCGAGGGTGCGCGCAACCTCGAGCGCGCCGTACATGCCTCACCCCACCCCGCTGCGGTGGGCGGCTACTCGCAGGGCCTGATGGCGGCCTATAAGTTCGCTCGCGAGATCCTGCCGCACCGCCCCCGGCTCGACGTCTGGGCAGTGGCCGGGATGGGAAACCCGCACGAGCCGTCGCACCGCGGCGGGCGCGGTGGTATCGCGGATCGGCTAACCCTTCCGCGTCCGTTGATCTCCGAGTGGGCACCGGGCGACCCGATCGCCGACCTCGAGGCGAACGCGCTACTGCGCGAGGCATGGGATATGGCCGAGTGGATGTCGGTGCGTGACTTCGCGTCTGCGGTCAAGTGGGTCAACGATCTCGGTGACAACGTCATTGAGAGCGTCACCGATGGCGGCGACGAGTGGTGGCGGCGACCCGACGTCCTCGCATCGCTGCGCGCGGCGAACGCGTACTTGCTCGGCACCCAGCACACCACGGACTACGCGCGCCTCGGTCTCGCTCGGCGCCTGGCGCGCAGGATCGAGGCTCTCGTATGACGCACCCGGCGCCCTGGTCTCCCCCGTCGACGGGAATCGTCGCGGCCGGCGCGACCCCGGGCGGGCCCGAGGGGCTGGCCGACTTCGCAAGTTGGGACGACGCCACGTGGAACGGGTTCCTCAACGCGAAGTTCGCGGCGTGGCTCGAGAAGTACAACGTCCCGTTCGAGTACCTCAACAACCTGGCCTCGAGCATCGTTCTCGCATTCCAGGGCGACCCCGGCCCGCTCGAGGACCTGATCGAGGACGCCGTCCGGGAGATCCCGATCGTCGGCGACATTCTCGCCGACCTGTGGGATGCGATCCGCGGCGAATACGAGGGCGACCACCCGATCCTGCTGGCGATCCAGGGCCTGTTCGCCCCGATTCGCCGTGTCGTGCAGATCTTCACCGGCCGCCCGGGAGGCCTCGGCGCCAACGCCTCGGAAGTCGATGACTTCTGGGGCGACATGCAGCGGACACTCAAGGGCGAAGACACAGTCGGCGAATGGTTCGAGGATGTGTCAATCGCCGCGGCGTCCGGCGTGGAGACCCTCGCCCAGAACATCCAGGCCGCGGTGCAGGGCGGCGTCTCGGCCGGCGCCGGGATCATCGCCCAGGCAGGACAGGCGGTCGCTGACCTGTTCGGGCTCGCCGATGCCGCCCAGAAGATCGCGATCGCCGCGCAACAGCAGATCCAGGACTTGCAGAATGAGACGAATCAGCCCGGGTTCGAGGGGTTCTCGTGGTCGACGATCTTCTCCGGCGCCGACGGTGCGGCGCTCCCCTCCGGCGATTTCGTCGGGACCGGGCTGTCGATCCGCGGCAGTGACGGCCATGTCGGTATCACCGACGGCGCTCCCGATGGTCACCACTACAAGATCACGACCCACGAGTTCCTGTCCGACACCCAGTCGGCGTCAATCGTTCTCGGCAACCGGTTCAGCTCTGGCGACGACCTGTGGACCTCCGTGCTGGTGCGGTGCAACGATGCCGGCACCGAGGGGGTGTTCGCCCGGGCGAAGCGGAGCACGATCCAGGTCGGCCGGTTCACCCGATCCGGATCCACCTTCACGTGGTCGTCGTGGGTATCGGCGAGCCGTACCCAAAACCAGGGCGACATCCTCCGTATCCGCACCTCGGGAGACAACTACTATGCGCAGATCAACGGCTCCACCGTCATCCCCTGGACCGACACGAGCGGAACGGTGTCCAAGGGCGCAGCGTTCCGGCATGCCGGGTTCACCGAGCAGAAGGACTCACTGTTCGGCGTCGGTCTCGTCAGCTTCCGGATCGCGTCGTTCGCGATGGCGGACTGGCTCCCCCCGGGCGGGGCGGTGACCACCCCGGCGTGGCGTCTGCGTCGCGGCCTGAACACCGAAGTCGCGCTGACTGTCGCCCACGGCGCTGAGGCGTTGATGCCCAACGGGTTCTATACGATCGCCGACCTGGCCAACCAGGTGACCGTCGATCTGACCCTCGGCGAGGTCACCATCGTCGAGTCCGGTTGGTACAAGATCAAGGCGACCAGCAAGAACCGAGACAACTCCAACGACTCCGCGGGTGACGACGCCTACGACGTCCGCAACGCCTACCGTGCCTCGCCCTGGCAGCTCTACGTCGACGGCGGGCCGCTCGAGGGCCCGTTCTCTGCGGGCGTCCCCACCGAGGTGTATCTCGCTGCCGGGCAGAAGGTCCGCGTCGGGGTGTCGGCGACGGTTCCGGTGTTCGCGGTCAACGCCTTCGGCGGCACGAGCACGAGCACGAACTATGCAGTTCCCGCGCGTTCTCAGATCACCCACGTCGGCGGCGCATCGCCGGTGTTCACCGGACGGAAGTTCGCATCATGACCACACCTCCCCCCACCTTCACCCTCCCGGAGTATCCGGGCGTGACCTACACCGTGCTCACCGGCTCTGGTGGTGTGCCCGGGTTGCCGTCGAACGCGGTCCGCATCGTCGGTACCGTCGTAAACCCCTGGCACGAGCCGGAATACAACTACGGCCTCGACCCGAACGGGTACACCGAGGTCACCGACCCGTGGAAGCGCCACACCGAGCTGATCGAGGTCACCAACACCGGGTTCCTCGCGCCCACTGCTCCGGTGCCGACCGAGCCTCCCCCGTCGCCACCCGCGCCGACACCCGATCCCGAGCCGACCCCTGAGGAGGTCTGACCCATGGCCATTCTGTTCGAGGACTGGTGCACTGCTGACGGCGGCACCGACCTGGCCGGCGTCGTCACGCTGACTCCGATCGGCCAGCAGGCCGCCGGCTCCCTCACCCTGGCGACGGTTCCGAAGCCGATCACCGTCGCCGAGGGCCAGTTCTCTGAGACCGTCACCCCGGGCGATTACATGGTCAACGTCGAACTGCACGCCGGCGACGACGAGGTCCGCGTCAGTACCGACAATGCCGCCCAGCGGATCGCGGTCGCCGACATCGACACCCCGCAGCGTCTCCGCGATCTCGTCGGGCTCGGCGGCCCGGGCGACTCGCCGCTGGCGAAGCTGAACGCGATCGTGACCGCGTGGATCGAAGGGGTCGCCGACGCGGCTTATGCCCCCGCATCGGTGGCCGCAGACGTTGCCGGGAAGCTCGATCAATCGACGGCCGACGGTCGCTACGCCCCAACGGTCGACGCCCGGGTGCCGGCGTCGAACCTGCCCGCCCTGTTCCGCACCACCGACAGCCAGCCATTTGCTGCCGACTCGATCTGGAACACGCCGATCGGACAGGGCGCCACGTTCGAGGCGGCGGGCGCGGCGGCCACAGCCAGCTTCCTTGCGGCCACCCCCGCGATCAACGACACCCTCAACGGGTATGGCTTCTACAACAACATCGCCAGGCCCACCGACCCGATGTGCACCGGCAGCTACACCCCGAGCGGCGGATCGGCCATCACGTTCACTCACCGAATCCCGTACGACCCGGTGATCTCGACCGGCTCGGACGCCTCCATGCGCGTGATCGACGGCCGATTCGCCTACGACTACTGGAAGACGGTGAAGGTCAACGAGTACACCTACACCGCCGATTTCATCACCCGCATAGACCTGCTGGGCACAGGCCGCAACGCCGGTACCCGGGCTGCGCGATTCCCGACCGCGGGCGGGCTGATCCGTTCCCACGAGCTCGCGAAGTGCTACATCCCACACGCCCTGTGCATCTCGATCCCGCCGACCTCGCTCAAGCGCGGCTTCGTCTGGCCTGCGGCCGACGAGGACGCACCGGGCGTGACGTACTCAGGTGAGGTTCCCATGGGCTCGTTCTTCGCGATCCCACCGTCGGTGAATATCGCGTCGCTGAGCCTGAGCCAGGAGGGATATGCACTCGCCGAGTGCCTTCAGAACTACGGCATGTACGTCGGGGATGCGTCGGGGTCGGCGGCGATCTCTGTCGATGGCGAGGCAGCCGTGGTCGCGAGACCAGCGCTCGAGCGGATGCGCACCGACTGGACGACGTTGTTCGCCCAGTTGCGGCGAGTCACGAACGTCGGCACGACTGCGGGCGCACCGGGCCAGCGCCGCGTTCCGGCTGCTGGCCCTGTCGCGATCCGCGCCGACTACCAAGAGACAGTGATCGACGTGCTGACTGCGCGGCTCCGCGCTACGTCGGGCGCCATCCTCACCTCCGAGAACTGCGCAGTGGACGTCGATCCGATCGTGTCGACGAACGCCGCTAACGGTGGGCGCAGCCTCGCGTGGTCGGGCTGGCCGGCTCAGTACCGCATCAACGGTGGCGCCATCAAGCGCATCGCCGCACCTGACGGACAGACCCGCATCCTGTTGATCAACCCGGGCAACCGCAACGTCCGACTGGGGTTCATGGTCCAGGCCATGCATGCCAGCGGCTTTGCGTACGCGGTGGTCGCTACCTCGGACTCGTCCAACCACTATCGGGTCGCCATCACTTCCGGCGGGTCGATGCACCTTCAGCGAAATGTGGGTGCGGTGACGACGGCGCTGAGCCCTGCGCTGCCGAATGGCACGATCGGAGTGAACAAGTACGTTGAGCTGATGGTGTATGGGCCGAGCATCTCCGTCTTGGTTGACGGTGATGTCGTCGCCGAAGCGGTAGACACCTCGAACTTGCAGGGCACCCAGTGCGGGATCTACCTGCCGTCGGATACTTCGATTGCTTGGAAGTCGCTGTCGGTGCGCTCGGTGCCGCGGTTGTTCCGCAAGCCTCGAGTCGAGTCCTGACTCTGGGTGTCCTCGGCGGGAACGCCCTTCTTCGGAAGTCGTTTCTCGCCGAGGATGCCGACCCGCACTGGATTCCATCGGCCGAACACCTTGATGAACAGGACTGGGAGGCCCAGAGCGAGGATCAGGCAGATGACGAACACTGCGATTTCGCTCTCGACGCCGACCTTGCCGAGTGCCATGCGGGATGCCGACGAGCCGAACACGTGTAGCAGGTAGATGCCGAACGAGAAGCCGCCGAGCCACGCTAGGAAGCGGAAGCGGATCAGGTGGCGAGCCGAGTACAGCAGGACGACTCCGGCCACACCGATGGCGAAGCTGAGCGTCCGGTGCAGGGGTGGGGCGGGATCGATCGCGCCGACGATGACGGCTACGCGAGGGACGAACAGGGCGGCCAGTGCGAGCCCCGCGGCGGCGGCCCACCACCCGCGTAGGTCCATCAATTTGTAGCGCTGCATTCCGTAGCCGATGAGGAAGAACGGCATCAAACGGATCGCCCCGTTGATGCTGAACAGATTCCAGGCGCTTGGGAATCGAACGATAATGAACAGCACTGCTGAAATCGCTAATGTGATCGCCCATCCCCGTCGGGTGGATGTAACACCGTAAGTGTCGAGCAGAGCGACCACAGAGAAGATGATGAACACTGCCAGCAGGAACCACAGGTGATCGTGGCCGTAGACCACAATCTTCCACGCCTCAGATAGTGCGGGCTTAGAGTTCGTTCCTGGGATGACGATCTGCATCGCGAACAGCAGTATGCCGACCGTGACCAGGGGTATCAGCAGCCGCCGCCCCTTGGCCTTGAAGAACCCCTGCAGCGCTCCCGGCTGGACAGGCCGCATCGCGTAGACCAGCCCCGATATGACTGTGAACAGCGGCATCCGGATGTCCTCGAGCAGAAGGTACGAGTACCGCCACACGGAGTCATCGGCGACCGTCATCCCTCGGCTGAAATCACTTCCGATGACGTGGCCGGCCACCATGAGGATGATGGCGAGGCCGCGGAGTGATTGGACAGAAAGGTCCTTGGCGGGACGGGATTGCGTTTTCGATCCCGATTCCCCGGCAGGCTGAATCATGGTGGAAGTGTTACACGGACCACATCAAGGCGCGAGTTGAGGGTACATTCTGGCGCGCTTTTACCGCGTCACAAGAAATCGATGTATGGCATTCCGCCTGCGGAAGGAAAGTCCACCACCAACAGCCCGATGATCACAGCGCTGGGGCCGCCGATCATGATGACCCACGCCCACCATGGGGCGCTGGCCCAGATTCGCTTGATGGTCTCCATATCGCCGAGTGTCGCCCAGTCGACCTACATTCGCCAATCGGGATGACGTATCTGTCACGAAACCGAGCAGCAGCCCCGCCCATAACGTGAAATCGGCGCGGCTTCGTGTAGGTCCAACGGTCCAATTTGGACATCGAGTCTGTGACAGCACGCCGCGTCACCACAGGTCCGGTGACCGCCCGTGTAATCCTGTCGGGCATGAGCAACGAAACACCTCCTCCCTCCGGTAGAAACCCCGAAAATGGGCAGCGCGAGGACGACGACATCGTCTTCGCAAGCCTCGTCGTCTCGGCGAACTCGATGGGCGAGGAGTTCACTCCATACGGGCTGACGGTCGTGTCTGGCGGCATTGTGGTGTCGGGCCGACTGATTTCGGGACTGCAGTACTCGAAGTGGCTGACCGACAACGACTCCTTCTACCAGACCATGGTCGACACGTATGCGGCCGCGGTCGGAGAGGATCTCACCGATGAGGCGGTTCTGTCGGTGTCCTATTTCCATCTCGCCGACGCTCTCCTCGTCAGTGGTTCGGACACCATCAGCATTGGCCACTGGAGGGGCGCGGTCAGCAGCGTAACGGGGTGGACCATCGGCCGGATCGAGCGAGCACCTCGAGAAGCGTAAACCCGCACCCGGTATCGCCGAGTACACGTCGAGCCCTGTCGGAGGTCAGCTCCGCCAGGGCTTCGTCGTTTCACGGCTCCCAACTGTCGCCGAGCACTGCGGCCAAACCGGTCGGCGAGGTCGGGCGCCTCACCGCGCTGGCCGTAAAGCACCTCGTCGCACTCGACCCCCAGCGCCTCGAGCTCGGGGTCGGGTGCCGCCCACCCGCCATCCGTGGCGAGTTGGCGGTTCGCCTGCTGTCGGCGCATAACCACCCGCACAGCCTCGGAGGCGGCGCGCAGTACCTCGCGATCGATCACCGGGCCCATTGTCCCCGCCGGGGAACCGATCGCCCGTCGGCTGCGTCCAACCTTCATGCTCTATGACGCTCTCGCCATCGTCATCTGTATCGCCGCTGCCGGATGGTTACTGCTGACCGGCCCGAACAACGACAACGGCCCGCCCTCCGCAAGGGAGGACGGGCCGAGACAGCGTCGAGGGTTGCGCTTACCCCTTCGGCGGGTGCGGATCGTTGCCGTAGCTGTCCTTCTTGCTGATTCGGCCATCCCCGCGGTTGAACACGGTGTGCTCGCTCTTTCGATCCCTGGCCATCGCAGCCCCCTTCTCGGCCGCATCCTTGCGGGTGTCGTGGGTGTGTGATGCCCGCTCGTTGCCCTGGACCTTGTTCTTCCACTTCCCCGAGTCGGGGTCGAAGAATGTACTCACGTCGTCTTTCGCCATTGTCCGATTTTGCGGCCCGGCGTCGCCGCGACCAGACGAATGACCGGATCGTGTCACAGATTTGGTGCGTGCTCGCGGGTAGCGCGCGCCGGCGGGCGGCGTCTTGCGCTCGACGTACTCGCTCACAGCGCGGCGGATAATCTCCGCCGGCTTCACGTCCTCAGCCTCCGCGATGTCGTCGACTTGTGCACGTAGCTCGAGGGGTAGCCGAACGGACATCGTAGGGGTCTTACCGGGCCCGCCGGCAGACTTCGGTGGCCGGCCTGTGCGCAGGATTGCCGGGTCAACCACGACCTCGCCGACGATCTCCTCGGCGGTCGGCGGGTTCTCGGCGTAGTCGGCGGCCATCGCCGCGTAGTCCTCATCGGTCAGTCGCGCCATGTCACCATCCTCCTTCACTTTCGTTGCGGCCGCTGCGGGCCGTAGATGTTCTTAGGGAGCAGCGCCGTCAGCCCCAGGCTCGCGACGAGCTGGCGGCGCAGCATCATCGCGTGGAACACCACCGCGACGCTCGCGTCGGCGAGATCGGCGATGACCTCGATGTAGGGCTCGTTAGCGCCCGCCGGTCCGATGAACAGGACGGGAGCGGCACCGGCCCGGCGCGCAGCGATCGGAACCTGCAGCGCAGGGTAGGAAACGACGATGCGGATCTCGGCGTCGTTGATCCCGTGGTCCCGGGCGCTAGTGGTGGTCTCGATCCGCATGCCATAAGTGTATTGCACTTACGCGGGAAGTGCAATACACTTAGGACACAAGTTCAGAGCGGGTGAGGTTCAGGAACAGCCACTGATCGCCGACGCGGGAGCGACCCGGCCACTGAAGGAAACAATGAGAACCCGATCGCAGAGGCCCATGATGCGACACCCGCTCTGAACCTGGACAAGCCAAGTCGGCCCCGCCTCCAAGACGGAGACGGGGTCGACTTCGTGTCTGGTCAGCTACCATCCCGTCGCATGCGGAACCTCGTGGCGGCGGCCCTGCTCGCGATCCTCACCCTGGCGGCGACGGCCTGCGGTGGGGGTGGCGAATCTGCGGATCCGCCCTCGTCGGTCGCGACCGCGACCAACAGCTCGGCCGTTGCCGCGCCGTCCTCGTCCGAATCGACAGCGACCGCGGCCGCGGCCGGGCCGCCGGCACTGGAACCCGTGGTGGCTCAGTTCGTGTCGGACTCGAATGCCAGCATCGGCGAAGACTACCGAGAGCTGCTCGGCCAGTACGCCACGCCTGACTGCGCGGCGACCATGCTGGCGCTCGGGAACACGAACACGTCGTCGCCGACTCGGATCGTGTCGGTGTCGCAGGACGGCGCCACCGGGACGTCGGTGACCGCGCTCCGCGACGATCCAACGTCACCCGGCGCGACATTGCAGTGGGCCTACTCTGACCGGTGGCGCTTCACCTGTGAGGGCATCTTCCAGTAGGGGCCAACTAGGCGGCAGCGTCTAACTGCTGTGCGTCCCCGTCCGCGGAGAGGTCAATCCGCTCGAACCGCTCGACCATCGCGGCGAGCCGTTTCGGCCGCACGCGGCTGTACCCAGCTGTCATCTCGGGGTTGCGGTGGCCCAGGTACTCCTGCGCGAGCCGCAGGTTGTCGGTCGCGTCGACGGCCTGGGTGCCTGCCCAGTGACGCAGCGTGTGCAGGGTGGAACGGACACCGCAGGCGTGGAGGTGCATGTTGGTGGCCTGGCAGATCTGTTGGGGCGTGACGGGCCCGGTCCCTCGTAGACGCCGCCAGCATGGACCGACAGCTGGCATCTCGAACACGATGGCTTCCCATACCCAGAACGGAATCGCGGTCATCCGCTCGACCTCCCCTTTGGTGCGTCGCAGGTGGATGTAGACGCACTGGCCGTCGACGATGAAGTCTTCGACCATCAGGTGGGCGATTTCCTTGGCGCGCAATCCCCCGTATGCAGCCAAGAGCATCCATGCCCGCATTCGCGCTGGCGCCAGCCGCACGGCGAGCGCGAGATCGTCGGTGGAGATCGGCCGAGGTATCGTTCGGCGCGCGTCGGGTGTGACCAGCAGTGCCGCAGGATTGTCCGGGCGAAGACCGCGGGCGTGCGCCCATGTGTAGTAGGGGCGGATGTACGACGTCTTGATTCGGATCTGCTGGCGCGGCAACGAGTCCTGCCACTTCTCGAGCTGGGCCTCTGTCGCCATGAAGGGATCGCATTTGATGAACTCGGACAGGTACTCGAGGTGCATCCGGCGCAGCTTGATCGTTCGATCGCCGCGGCCGGCCCTCATCATCCACCGACAGTGGTCGTCCAGATGGCTGACCGAGTTTCCGTACTGTCCACCAGGCATCACGTTCACCGCAGCACTCCTTTGAAAAAGCGGGGGGGGGGGGGGGCGTATAAGGCCTCCGTCACCCAAGAATCAACGATGACACGCGCCCGTTTCGCACTATTCGCCAAAAAGTGCACGATCGTACCAATTCATGTGGAAAGCTAAAGACTTTGCACTGGGGCGCAGAAAGTCTGGCGGGACCCTAGGCCAGAGAGGCGATTGCAGCTGCGCGCCGGGGCGCCGGCGAAAGCAGAGGCCTGACGCCCTCAGCATTCCGTCGGTCGCGCGTGCGGGCGCACCCTGGGCAGGTGTAGACAGTCCCGCGTGATCCATCGCTGTGCACGAAATTCTCCGGGTACGTCGCCGCGCTCCATCCCGACAGGTCCCACAGCGAGGGCGCGCCGCCAACCCTCGTGGCCACTGGCCGGGATCGGCGGTCGCACGACTGACAGACCGCCCGCACCTTGCGGCCGTCCCTGATCATTTCCAAGTTGGCGATCTCGCTCCGGCTCACGCGGCGGCGGCCAGGTCGTAGACCGGGTCTTCGTCAGCCCCCACGAGGGACAGTGACCTGCGCTGACGCATCAACAGCATTTGCTTGCGATTGGAGTCTTCGGACTCATCTGACGGCTGAGCTCCGCCTCCGGGCGGGTTGTTGAGCGGCGTCGGTCGACCTGTCATCAACCACATCAGATCGCAGCCGGTGTGCTCCGCGATCTTCTTCGCCGACTCTTCGAACTGGCGCGGGAGTCGGTTACGCATCTCCCATTCGCGCCAAGATCCGGGCGGGATCGAGCAGGCCATCGCGGCCTCCTTCGCGTTCCACCCCATGCGTTGACGAACGAGTGCCAATCGAGCACCGAAAGAGTCGGCTGCTGGCACCCACCCGATCTCGTCCATCTGAGTAGTCATACCGAACAGTGTGCACTGTCCGCGTAATTCGTGCAAGACGTGCGTGTCTCAATCAATCCAGACATGATGGCTAAGTCGCGCTTGACGTGACTCACGATATGCGGGACTATTCCTCGCATGCCTGAACCGGACACTGAGTACCTCACCACCACCGAGGTGGCCCGGCTGTATCACGTCGACGCGAGCGCGGTCCGACGCTGGGTGACCTCGGGCAAGCTGCGGCCATCGATCACCACGCCCGGCGGTCACCATCGATTTGTTCGGGCAGACGTTGAACGCCAGCTCCGCCCATCCTCCGAAGCGAGCGCGTGATGACGCGCGAGAACATCCTCGACGAGGCCGTGAACCTGTCGTACTGGCTGGCTCGGGAACTCGGCGAGCACGTCGACGATCAGTACGAGGCGGACGAGACGCTCATCGACACGGTGAAGCGTTACGCCGAGCAGGAATGCTCCCGGTCAGGGTCTGCGGCCGACGACAGTGTTCGGCCGGCGCTCGTCTGGGAAGAGCTCGCCGATCACCTCGCGAAGGCCGTACTCGAGTTCGCCGACGATCTGCATCAGACCGAGGAGCGCGGCCCGGTCGACACTCTCGACGCCGGCGCCCGCGATCGCCTGCGCACACAGGCCGCGCTGGAGTGCCTTGACTCGGTCGGCCTTCTCCAGAATCTGGAGAGCTCCATACCCGAATTGATCCGTCGACGGCGTGCCGCTGCTGACAGGGGTCATCACAAACTCCTTACGTTGCACGGGCTCGCAACCCGTTATGTGACCGGACCGCTCCTTGCGTCGGTTCGGTGGATGCAGCGTAAGGACCAGGTCCGACAGCCCGCCGTCCCCCGTGGCGGGCTGTCGGGTCGACGGGTGATCGGTGGTGAGCAGCGATGACCAGCAAGACAGTTGAGGTTGCCTGGCCGGAGCGCAACGAGCAAGACCTTCGTCGGATGGCCGACCAGCTCGCCGCCGACGGGTTCACCGATGCAGCAGAGGCGTACCGGGGGCGCATTCCGGGCGCGGCGCGTGCGTACACGGCGGCGGAGCGCGCGCTCAGTCATCTCAACGATCTGGACAGTGCCGCCGCCCGAGCTGCTCGCGAGAACCAAGACGAAGACTTCGGGCCGGGCCAGATCGGCGCCGACCACAGCATCGAGCGCGCGACGGCGCTCGCGTCGTGGCTGGTGCGGCAGGGCTGGACTCCGCCGACGTCGCTGCCCGGTCTGGTCGTGCGAGAGGCCGGCGAGTGATGGGTGAGGAAGCGGCTGGGGGCACGAACCCTCATGGGGCTGGCGGCCGAGGGGTTGCGGTCGTCAAATCCCCCATCTCCCAGCCGCTTCCTGACCTAGACACCATCGACCTGGTGTCGGTGTGCGACATCGACGCCGACGCGATCATCGCGTGGCGCCGAACGGTCCACGGGCCGAGTCTCGCCGAGACGTTCAGCAACGTCGCCCGCACCTGGCGGCGCATCCTCGCCAACTGGCATCCGCCGAGATAGTCAATCTCCCCGGCTCTACCTCTCCCTCTCCCCCATGCAAATCCAACTCATGAAGGGCCACGGCCATGATCGAAACGTTCGCGGAAACTGTCGCCGTCTGCTGGCTCGCCGTTGTCGGCATGTTCGTCGGCGCGCTCATCCTCATCGACCGCCGGACCCAGCGCCGGTGGAAGCCGATCGAGGTCGATCGCGGCGAGATCGTGGAGCCCCGCCAGTGAGCATCATTCACTCGGCGCCGCACGAGCTGGCTGGCCAGCAGGTGCCCGCCGTGTTGCGCACCGTCGAGGGCCCGAAGCCGGTGACGGCGGCGGTGGACGACTACTGGGACCGCAAGGCGCAGACGTCGTGGAAGACCGCGACCGACAGCCGCCACGCCCTCACCTACGCGCTACGCGCCGGCCTCTCCGGTCTGCCGCTCGACGACGAGGTGCTGTTGTGTGTCGTCGGCTCGGGCAGCCAGCTCGTCCACGTCAGCGAGCTGGTGCCAGCCCGTGACTGTCTGGCGGCGACATGATGCCGGCAGAAGTTGCTGACGCTCTCGCCGCGGCCCATCCGACACTGACCGGCGCCGCGCTCGACGAGCTCGCGCAGAACGTCGACCGGGCGTGCGCCGCGCACGTGCTCTACGAGTTGACCGGCGGCCGCGAGGGTTTCCGCCCCGACGGCTTTCGTGCGTCGCTGTATGTGGCGATGAGCAAGGCCAGCCCCGACCACATGGCCCGCATCGTTGCCGCCTTCCCCGACGAGTCGCTGGCCTACTCTGTCGCGCACTTCGTCAAGGGTGGCCGCGACGCGATCCGGGCGGCGGCGCGCCGTGGGTAGGCATCTGCGGCTGGTGCCGCCCCTCGAGGCCGTCGTCGATGTCGCGGTGGCTGCCGAGTTCGCTCACGCCGCCCGCATCAACCAGACGATCAACCGGATTCGGACTCGGCACAACGTGTCTGTGGAGCTGACCGTCACCGACGTCGACGGCGTCGAGGTCGATGGCGATCCGGAGTCCGCGGCCCTGGACCGATTCGTGATGCGCGCCGAGGCCTACGCGATCGATCCTGCCCGCCCCCGCTTCCAGCTCCCGGCGCCGATGCACCGCGGCCGACTGCGGTCAGTGGGGATCTCGTCGGCGGTTTCGCGCGCCGACTTCCTGGCACCTGACGCGTTGATCCGGCGGGGCGCCGAGTTCTCCGCGCTCTACGACCTCAGCAACCAGCTCGCAGTGTGGTCGGCCCATGTCTAACAGCGGGCCTCGACGGTGCAACAAGTGCAGCGCGCCGGTGGCGTGGTGGCGCAACGAGCTGCAGCGCGAGGAGAAGTGGCTCCTGGTCGACCTGTCGTCGGACTCCTCGGGCACCGTCCGCAAGACCATCCGCCCGGACCAGAAAGACCGCACCCGGCAGATCGCCTGGGGCCGCAAGCTCTCCGGCATGGATCTCGCCGAGGCCATCGCGGCCGGCGAAATGCTGTTCACCCTCCACTCGACGACGTGCACTGCACGCCGCGCCCGGAACCCGAAACCTGCTGGCGTCGAGATCGTTCGGCCCGCCAGAACCGACCGCTGATCCCACCCACCCGAGAGGAACTGACCGATGTTCGGATTCGGACGTAACCGCCGGCGCCGCAAGCTCGAAGAGGAAGCGCTGCGCCGCGAGGCCCGCAAACGCGAGGCCGCCGAGTCGCACCGCCGCATCACCCATGCGACGTTCCGCGACGAGGACGAGTACTACCGGCAGGCTCGCCGCCGCGAGAACCGACGCATGATCGCGGGCGGATTCTGATGGCCCGCATCCGCGCTCGCCTGACTGCCCTGCTGATCGCCGCGGTCGCCGCCGCCACCCTCAGCGCCTGCGACACCGACGGCTACACCGAACCGGTCTCCAACGAAGTCTGTGTCGACCGCTCTGACCGCCGCGCCCAGGACCACTACTGCGAGTCGGGATTCCCGAACTATCACTGGTGGTATCTGCCCGCCGGCACCTATGTCGGCATCGGCCAACACGTCACCGGCGGCACCAACCTCCGCCCGAACCGGGTACGGCGCGCCCCGACCGTCACGGTCACCAAGAAGACGACGCCCAGGACGACCGCGGCGACTCCGCGGAAACCCACGACGAAGTCCACCACCACCAAAACCCGCACCCGCACCACCCGATGAAAGAGCGAATCATGAAGCGCACCAGAACCATCGCAACGATCACCGCCACCGCCGCGATCGCCACCGCGGCCCTCGTCGGCTGCTCGACCGACGCCGACATGGTGTCCGAAAACCTGTCCAAGGAAGCGGACCAGTTCAACATCGAACGCCGCATCATCTTCCTCAACGGCATCACCGACAAGTACATCCTGGCCGTCGAGGGACGCTGCAACATCAACGACGAGGGCAATCAGCTCGAGGTCACCTGCAAAGCAGCTGGCGGCGAGTACAAGAAGCACTTCCTCGGGCTCTCCGACAACGTCACCTATTTCGTCGAGCAGCTCGAGTCAGCCAACGTGAGCGCCGACCACTACAAGGTCATCTTCAAGCCCGAGGCCATCATCCCGGACGTCGACCGCCCGTAAGCCCCGGCAACCGCCACTCCGCGCTGCACACGACTGGAGCACCTCAATGCGCACGAGCAAGACCCCGATCAGTCCCCGACAGTACTGGGCCGTGCAGGTGGCGAATCTGGCCGCCGCGGCCGTCAACGCTGTCCTCCTGATCGTCGCCCACACCCCGATCTCGCTCATTGGCCTGGTGAACGTGGCCTGCATGGCGGGCTACTTCCTGATGTTCACCCCCCGGAAGGATCGATGACCGATGTCCAAGGCCACCAACCCGATCCAGCAAGTCGACCTGAAACCGTCGCAACTCGTCCCCCACGCCTCGAACATCCGATCCGAGGTCGGCGACATCACGGGCCTGACCGCGTCGATCGTCGCGCAGGGCGTTCTGCAGCCGCTCACGGTCGTGCCGAACGGCAAACCCGACCGGTACGTCATCATCGCCGGCCACCGCCGCCACGCCGCCGCAACGGCCGGGAAGCTCGAGACGGTCCCGTGCGTGGTCCGCCACGACCTGACCGATGAGGCCGATCAGATCGCCGCGATGATCGCCGAGAACGTCGAGCGCGCCGACCTGACACCCGTGGAGGAGGCCCGCGGTGTGATGGCCTTGTTCGATCTCGGCGAGTCCCCGAACTCGATCGCGGCCCGTACTGGCATGTCCATCAAGCGGATCCGGGTGCGCAAGAAGATCGGAAACCTGTCCGACGACGTGAAGGCGCGCATCACCGAGCACAAGCTGAGCCTCGACGACGCCGCGTTCCTCGCCGACCACGCCGGCAACGCCAACGACCTTGCCGCACTCGAGAACGCGCTCGGCACCAACAACTGGGCGGTCGCGAAACAGCAGCAGCTCGACCGCGTCGCCGAACGCAAGCGCGTCGCAGCGATCAGGAAGGACGCCGAGGCCGCCGGGTTCGAGGTCGTCACTGACTGGGCACGGCACCGCGAGATCACCGCCGAGGCGGCGAAGACGCTGAACGTCAGCGCGGCCGACATCGACAACGGGCGCAAAGAGTTCGTTTGGCCAGTCGCGCCCGAAGTGCTGGCGCAGGCGCAGAGCGAGAACACGGTCGCGTTCCTGCACATCGCCACCTCGAAGAGCCTTGTGGTCGGCGGCAAGTGGGTCAGCGAGATGCTCGTCGTGCTGTCTGCCCAGTCCTCCACACCCGTGGCCGACGGCCAGGAGTCGACCGAGATCACGTCGCCGGCCGGTGACGACAATGCCGAGCCCGCACCGTCGCCCACTGAGGCGGACGCTGCCGGTACCCGGACCGAGCGGCGGGAAGCTGCCGAGCGTGAGACGCAGGAGCGACGTGACGCCCTCAAGGCGGCGGCGACGGTGCGGACAGAGTGGGTGCGAGATCTGATCGCCACTGGCGACGACGAGGCGGCCAAGAAGGCCACCGCGGTCGTCGCGCGGGAATCGCGCTGGGGATTCGGGGAATTCGAGTTCGCGGACGCCTGGCCGTTCCTGCGCGGCGTCAACGCCGCACCGCCAGTCCCCCTAGACGAAGCCGTGCGCGAGTGGTTCGCGACCAGCAAACCCGCGAGCGTCCTCCTCGCCGTGCTGTGGACGACGATCTTCCACGAGCCCGCGCAGATTCTGGGGCACGGCCACCTCGACAACTCCGAACCCGATGAGCTGAAGTTCGTCCTCGCGTACGGCGAGATGCTTGCCGACCTCGGTTACGTGCTCTCCGACGTCGAGGCAGGCGTACTCGACAGCGCCCGTGCGCAGATCGCCGCCGAAGAGGCCGGCGATGAGGACTGAGCGTGCATCCGGACGACTGGTGGCACTCGCTGCCGGAGAAGCGGCGCGAGCAGATCTACCGGTGGGTCAACGAACGCAGGACAGCAGAACACCCGGCGACTCCGGGACAACGAGAACTCTTCCCACTGGGGGACTCCGATGAGCACTGAACGCACTGAACACAACCCGCGCCCGGGCGAACCGTGGCTCATCCGCAGCGTCACGTCGTCGTACAAGGCGACCGCCATCCTGCGGATGAAGCACAACACCACCGACGCATACGAGTGGGTAATCGTCGCCGAAGACGGACGCTCCAGCGTCGGCGGCACCGAACTCCCCGACGGGTGGGTCCTCATCGAGCCCGTGCTGCCACGCCGGCACCCCCTGCCTGACTGCGCGTGGCGACGTGGATCGGATGACCTCGAGCGCCGCCTACACGCCGCCCTCATCGACTTCTACCGCGAGAACGAAAACCTGGTCCTGACCGAGCTCTCCGCCTACCTCGCAGCTTGGGTGGTCGAGAATGAGGCGGTCGATCCGACGTGAGCACGCTGATGTCGTTCACGGTGGGCACGAAGGACTTCCGGCGCGCGCTGCAGTCTGCGCTCCCGCATCTGGGTCGCGACGAGGAGCTGCCCGCGCTGTGTCGCGCTCGCTGCTATGTCGATTCGAACAACGTCACGGTCGCGGGGACGGACCGGTACACCGCGGCGCTGTCGCTGGCGTCGGTGTGGGACATCGATACCGATGACCCGGTGGACGGCGTCGTGGACCTGTCGCTGTCGGACATCGCGAAGATCCTCGCAGTTTTCCGCGCCGGGAAGGACAAGGACGACGATGACGCACCGGCCTACCAGCTGCGCCTCGAGCTGCGCGCGGGCCGTGACGATCAGCCGCTGCTACGGGTCACCGACTGTTCCGGCCTGATCGACGGCGAACACCTGGAGCTGCCGGCCACCCCCGTCGACGAGAACTTCCCCGACCTACCGAAGATGTTCGCCCGCTACCTGTCCGAGCCCGCTGGCGTCCTCGACACCTTCGCGGTGTCGGGCACGCTGGTCGGCCGCATGCAGGTCGCCGCGAAGGTGTACAACGACGTGCTCGTCATGTCGACGGGCCAGCGCGCCACGTCCCCGATCGTCGTCCGCTGCGGTGAATCGTTCCTCTCGCTCGTGATGCCGTGGCGCCAGCCCGAGGAAGTCGAGCAGCGTCACGCGGCGTGGCAGAACGCGTGGGAACGCCGCCTACCTCCCCCGCACGACGTCGCCGACGTCGACAAGATGCTCGACCTCAAGACAGCGTCGGGCGTGTTCCTCGGCGGCGCCCAATCGAAACCGGACGAGCCTGAGGCCCTGCTCGTCGACGCGGCCCGCCTGGTCATCGAGACACAGTTCGCGTCCGGGTCGATGCTGCAGCGCAAGCTCCACATCGGCTACGCGCGCGCCGGCCGTCTGCTCGACGAGCTCGAGGCGCTCGACATCGTCGGCCCCGCGCAGGGCAGCAAGGCCCGCGAGGTCCTCGTCGCCGCCGCCGAGGTCAACCAGATCGTCGAAAACATCAATGCCGGAGGTGATCCCGAATGAGCCCCACCATGCCCAGCGGGCAACCGACGTGGGCGCGCGTGCGTCACGGCTGCGGCTGCGCGCTCCCCCGCCGACTCAAGGACGGCACGATCGGGATCCTCCCGACCACCGTCCCCGTCCGCCTGGTCCTCGATCGCTACGAGACCGCGCCCAACGGCAAGCGCCGCGAGGTGTGGGTCCTGCCCGCCGAGAGCTGGTCGGAGGGTGACTCCGTCGAGATCGGCCCACTCCCCGCGACCGCCCGCGTCGAGTACGAGGTTGCCCGCCCGTTCGTCCCACCGTTCCCCGCGGCCGCGATCGACGTCGAGGTGCCGGCATGACGAACCGCATCATCAAGACCTACGACGTGTCCACCGGGCAGACCCTCGTCGCGATCGAGGACCTGATCGTCGCGCAGACCGCGGCGACCTCGCTCGCCCGCCAGGTGTGCGACCTGAAGACCGATCTCGCCGAGACCGAGCGTGAACGCGCCCGGCTCGTCGATCTGGAACGCACCACCGCCCATCAGCTTGAGCGGGTGGCCGCCGACCGCGATGAGCTGCGCGAGTTCCTGCAGTTCGCGATGGCCAACGCTGTCTTCTCGGACGGGTACATGCGGATCGGACTGCTCAAGGCATCGGGCGCTCTCGGACTGAGTCCCGACGCCGCCGACCGGGTCGTGACGTTCTTCCAGAACGGGTGCCGCCCATGAGAGCGCACTTACTCACCCAGCGCGAGATGACCACCGGGCAGCGGCAGATGCGCGTCAGCGACCTCGTCGCCCAGCATCACGGTCCGGAGGCGATCGCCGAGCAGCTCGGCCTCGACGTCGAGCTGGTCCGAAAAGACCTCGCGGACATGGAGGTCGAGGGCTACTACGAGGACTACGAACCGCCATCCGTCCGCCGCGGTCAGTGCGCCACTGAGTCGGGATTCCAGGCCCACAAGTATCGGGGCGAGGAGGCGTGCGCCGACTGCGCGCTCGCCCACAGCCGCAACCAGCGAGCCCGCTCGATCCGCGCTGGCCGCCAGCACAGCATCCGGGTTGGTGCGGCCGCTCTCGGGGCGCTGTACCTGAACGCACCGGAGGCCCAGCGGCAGCACCTGGCCGACGAGCTCGGCCTCGATGTGTGTGAGGCCCTCGTCGACTACCACCACCAGATCGAAAGGGCGACAGGCCGATGACCCAGCAAAAGGTTCGCGTAACCCCTCACGTCCGTCCGAAGCAGGCAATCCAGTGGGATGGCCGGGTTCATGGTGGCGAGCAGATCGCTCGGCTGCTCAACGGCCGCGTAATCGTGTGGCCGATGCCGGAGGGCTACGAGCACCACATGCGCACGCAACGCGAAAAGGACCGCAGCCGCGGCGACACCCTGCCCGGCGCACCCGCGTTCCTCGTCGTGTACCGCTCGGCCACGGACAACGATCCGGTCCGAGTGGACCGCGGGTGGTGGTTCATCTGGGATGACGACGACGTCGAGATCCTGAACCCGGCCGAGTTCACCCGCGCGTACGCCATCGAAGAGGTAGCACCGTGATCGCGGCGTCGCGCATGATCACCGGCGCTGTCGCGTTCGTCGACACCGAGACCACCGGCCTCGGCCCGCTCGACGAGATCTGGGAGTTCGCGGCGATCATCCGTCGACTCGACGGTTCGGAGTCGACCGTCCACCTGCACGTCGAGCACGACCGCGACAGAGCCGCCGCGCTGCCCGAACGGTTTCTCCGCGACTACCGCGATCGCTTCGGTCGCGACGGGATGTACCCGTACTCCCGTGCCCGCGCGGCGAGCATCATCAGCGCCGCGCTCGACGGCGTGCACATCGTCGGCGTGAACCCAGCATTCGACGCCCGGCTGCTCAAGGACCTCCTCGCCGACGCCGGCCTCGTGCCGACCTGGAACTACCACCTCGTCGACCTCTCGCCCATCACCATCGGAGTGCTTCTGGCCGCCGGCGAGCGCGTCGACCTCCCGTGGAAGTCCGACGCGCTGTCCGCGCGCGTCGGTGTCCCGACCGCCGACGAGGCCGGAGAGCCGCTGTACGCCCGCCACACAGCCATGGGCGACGTGTTGTGGGCACGTGACTGGTTCGACGCCCTCTCTCCGCCACAGCCGTCGGAAGGCACCGCCACCACGTACCGGTGCCGCGACTGCGGCGGCCAGTGGACGTGGCGCAACACCCCTGACGGCGCGCGCGGCCTCGCCGAGACCCAGGCGCTCCACGGCGGCCAGCTGCACCCCATCGAGGGTGACCAGTGATGGACTTCCCGACCGCGTGGGCATTCGTCAACACGACGGACTGCATCGACCACGACCCACGGTGCAGCTTCCGGCAGACGTGCGGAGCGCTGCTCTGTGACTGCCACGTCCTGAACGACGAGATCGCGCGTGTCGAAGGCGGCGGCAATGAGTGACGGCCAGGACAGTCCGAAATCCGAGTGGACAGTTGTCGACCGGAAAACCCTCGAACAGTCCGTGATCGAGGCGCTCAAGCCCGAGCTGCGCCTAGTGCTGTCCCTGGCCGGAGTTGTGGCCAAGCATGACAGCCCGATAGAGGACGCGGACGCGATGATCGTCGATCTAGCCGGCGTCGTCCTCGACGCGCTGCACAGCGCGGCGCGCGTCGTGATCGAGCCTCGCGGAGCGAACGGCGGTGATGGCTGATGCCGCGTGCTCCCCCTTGCCTGTTCATGTCCTGTGGTGCCTCGTCCAGTGTGAAAGTGAGTGTGTCCGTTGCCGTTCTTCCAGGTCGATGACCAGTTGCCCGCGAACCGTAAGGTTCGTCAGCTGGTCGAAACGGCGTTGGAGGGCCAGATCGAGGGCATGGCGGCCGGGTTCCTGTGGACCCTCGCCGGCGCGCAATGTCAGCTCGTCGGGACCGACGGTGTCGTCAGCCGCGCTGACCTCGTCCGCCTGGTCCTCAACCCTGATCTCGCGGACCGTCTCGCTGGGCTGCTCGTCGACACCGGACTGTGGCACCGACCCGGCCACGACTGCGACCGCTGCCCTCCCGTCGAGGGCGGGCACTACCTGTTCCACGACTGGTTCGCGATGAGATACACACCAGCGAACCAGGTTCGGGTGAACCGGGTGAAACGTCAGGAACTCAAGGACCCAGAACTGATCGCCCAGGTGTGGGCGCGTGACTGCCTCGATCCCGCAGACCCCTCAGTCGGAGGGTGCCGCTACTGCCGGGCAACGGTGAAACGCAAAGACACTCGGAGCGAGAAGAGGCCACACCTCGACCATGTGGACCCGCGCAAAGCTGCCGGCATCCGCAACGTCGTTCTGGCGTGCCATGAGTGCAACCAGAGGAAGGGCAACCGGACACCGCAGGAGGCCGGCATGACGCTGCTGCCACCGCGCCGTCCGTCGATGCCCGATGCGAGTGAGGACACCGCCCGTGGTGGCCCGGTCGCGGAGACAGGTGACGCCGCTGGGCCGTCCGGATCGGGTAGCTCCCGACCGGCCGATCCCGCCGCACCGCCCGCGACGTCCGGAGCAGCCACACACACGGTGCCGACCTCGCCGGTCCAGTCCGGTCGCCCGGCTGGTCGACCGTCGAACGCTGGTGACGCCGCTGGGCCGACCGGATCGGGTACTCCCCGACCGGCCGATCCCGCCGCACCGGCCGACCTCGACGGTCGACCACCCGCCGACCAGCCGCCAGACCACTCTGAAACCAGCCTGGTACCACCCGGAAACCAGGAGGTTAGAGCTGTCCCGCGCGGACGTGGGCCTGGACAGGGTCAGGGACAGGGTGTGGGTAGGGGTGTGGGGAAGGGTGAGCTCTCAGGGTTGCCGCAACCCACCACCGAACCGTCACCTGCTCCTCGAAAGTCTCGTCGCCGGAAACGTCCCCGATCCCGTTCCCGTGCTCAACCACCACCCGAGGATCTCTCTCCAGCACCTGCGTCTCTCGATGCTGGTCCCCCACCCCCGGGCGTCCAGGCCCCGGCCGGCGGATTCGGCTCACCCTGGCACGGCTGGCGCGGCCCACCCTCGCCGGTCACCGAAACCGATTGCCCCACACACCACCTACCCGAACCGTGCACCAAGTGCGCGCGAGACAGCGAGGGCCAGTGAGCACCGAACCAGATCCCCAGAACATGGACCGTGACGCGCTGATCGCCGAGATCGTCACTTTGCGTCGGCACCGCGATCAACTGCGGAAGATGCTGCAAGGCGTTGCGACCGTCGGCGGGCCCGTCGTCCGCGCTGCTCGGGACTTCGAAGACACCCTCGACGAGGTCGACGCGCTCTTTCGATGGACAGACCCGACTCCCGAGCCGCTCGTCACCTACGCGGTCCAGGTGGGACCTGGCCCTATCGCGTCCGCGCTACTTCGCCCCACCTCGCCCGACGAGCCCGATGAAAGTGACAAGCGATGAACCCCAACCATGAGCATGATCACCGCGTGTACGACGACGTCGACCACGCCGACTGGTCGGGCCGTCCCTGATGTTCGAGGACTGCTGTGCCTGCGGCCACACACATCCCGACGGTCACGACTGCCCGTGTGGATGCACGATGGACCCGCGCGAGACATGGGACGTGGGCGATGAGTGACGAGAGCGAGAGCCATCACCGCGTGGCCGGCGTTCTGCCGCCCCCCGGCGTCACCGGGGTCCCGACATCATCATGTCGTCACTGCGGGCACCCGGTCGCGCGGATGGCCACGCCGTGGGGTCCGAAATGGTTTCACCTGCCCACACATTCGCGGTCGTCGCAGTACGAGCGGTATTGCCGGCTGCGCACAGCAGAACCCGAGGAGGACACCGTTGCACGGCACTGACGAACTCATCGGCGAGATCGACACGCTGATCGCCGACCAGCTGGCCGCTGGCGAGCCGATGAACGGTTATGACTTCGACGACCCGGACTTCCCGACGTGCTGGCACTGCGGACGCGATTGGCACGGCCTGGCGATCACCGAACGCATGAACGAGATGCGCGCCCTCGGTGCATTCGACGAGGGTTACCGCTACGCGGACGACGACTCGGCCGTCAGCTGCCCCGGGAGCTCGTTCATCGGCCCGGTCCAGACACCACCCCGGACCGAGCGCCTGGACTTCAGAATGCTCGCGCCGTACCTCGAGAATCATGCGGTCGCGCCCGCCAACCCCTTCGTCGGGTTGTACCAGCAGTCCCAGTCCTTCGCGATCGCCTACAACGAAGCCGTCCGCGGATTCGCCGCACACATGAATCAACTGGCGCAGCTCATTTGGGAAGACCTGCGCGGCGGACTGACCGTGTGGGGGTTCGACCTCGGCGAGTGGACACCAGCGAACGCACCCACCACACCCGCCCCGGCACTCCCGGACGTTCGTGAACTGAAGGCCGAGGGCTGGCGTCCGGTGGGGTACGTCCGAGAGGGGTTCGTGTTCGAGATCGACGAACCTCAGATGGACGAAGCCGGCGCCCAGGTGTTCCGGGAGCTGATGGATGCGCGTGCGTGCGAGTCGACCAGGGAGCCTGAGGCCCCAGCCTCGCCGCTGACTCTGCCGGTGAGCCCTGTGACCCGACGTCCGTCCAGGCCGCCGTTCTGGGCGGCGCGAATGGATGGCCGCCGGTGAGGATCAGAGATCGCCGCGCGTTGGCGCGGCCGAACGATCAGGCCACGACAGGCGTGCCGACCCGGAAGGTGACCCCGGATCGGCTACGGCGCCTGCTGTATTGGCTCACGCAGGACTGGATTCATCTGTCCCGCGCGTTGCCCACCCCGACGTCGCAGGGCGGCCGCTCGTCGAACGTGAAGGAGTACGGCCACCCTGCCGAGTGGGCGTCGGACCAGTGCCGGCAGATCGCGGATCTGTTCTGGGAGTGGCACAACCTGGTGGCCACGGACCGGGGCGAGACGCTACCGATGCCGATGTGCTCGCCGCAGGGCCGGCGGATGCGCACCGAGCGCCAGGTGATCGTGGCGGCGTGGAAGTACCTCGAGCCGCGCCTCGAGTGGATGCTCGAGCGGCGGGTGCCGGTGTCGGCGATGACGCTGCCCCCGCCGTGGCTATGGGAGTGGGAACTCGAGGACGATGCGTTCAGCGAGTTGTTCGAGTTGCACAACGTGATTCGGCGTCGAACGGGTCACGCGACAATTCGTCATCTGCTGCCGCTGCCGTGCCCGAAGTGCCAGATGCTCACGCTGGTCCGTCGTCGAGGGATGGACACGCTCGACTTCATCATCTGCGACGAGTGTGGGTACTACGTGGCCGATGACCACTACGACTTCCTCGTGACTCTGATGCTCGACACGCAGATGCAGGGTCGGTAGCCGATGGTGACCGCTACATGTAGCATAAGTGCGTTGGCATTGCTATGCCCGAAACCCCCGCACCACATCGGTGTCGGGGGTTTCGTCGTTGGTGTGGAGGCTATGGAATGACCCAGACAGCAGCCGTCCTCGCACCCGAGGGCACCGATTCCCTACTCACCGCAGACGAGGCCGCGTCACTGTGCGGGGTATCGGCCAAGACGGTGAGGGCCTGGGCCAACCGCGGATACTGCACACGCGGCGGAGCACGGCACAAGCTCGAGGTGGTGGGCCGAGATGAGCGGGGCCGCAATCTGTATCGCGCTCGCGACGTCGCCAAGGCCGAGTACGCGACCAGTCGACGGTCACGTCGGTGACTCTCAAGACCACAACCGAGAAGGGCCTCGGTTGGGATCATCAGCAACAGACCGAGGGGCTCAAGGCCGACCACGTCGACGGCACACCGTGCTGGTGGTGCGGCCTGCCGATGTTCCTCGATCCGATGCTCAACTGGGACCGCCGGGGCCTCTCCGGCGACCACAGTGTCCCCAGGGCGGCCGGTGGCACCATCACCGACCGTCTGCTGCACGGGAAGTGCAACTCGCAGCGCGGCGCAGGTACGCGCGACGAACAACGACCTTCGGTAACGGGAGTCGGAGCGCCACAACAGCTTTCAGATCGTGATCTGAGACGCATGGACTGGCCGATCTGACCCCACCGGGACCCCCACCCCGCCGGGGGTGGGGTCTACCCCCCACCCCCTGAATTATTCGGGGGGTGGGGGTGCCCCTGACCGCCGCGGTA